TAGTGTTGTTGGTAATAATGATGTTAATGTAGAAGCTACATTATGGAGGGGTGGTAATCCTTATCAATCAGGTTTTGTTTGGACAAACCCATCAGCAATAGAAACTCTAGTAGTAGAATCAGCAGGAAAAAGAATTTTTGATAGTGGAACTTCACCAAAGGTT